TTGGCTAGCTGCTGGATCTTAGGAATAATGGGAGCTAGGAACTCATTGATGAGCCGCCCGAACTCCTCGGATATGTCGCCTATAGTGTTCTGTAATTGCTTGAACGGACCCAGCCCAGCCTTAGCTGCTGCCTCGGCGCTGCCTCCGTACTGCTTCTCCAGCTCATCCAGAATGATGGTCTGAGCTTCTGCCAGTTGCCCGGTCTCAGCCAGGGACTTGATCACCTCTTTCTGATCGTCGCTGAACTGGATACCCGCCCGGCTTAAGGCTGTGAGGTTTGACACTGGATCGTTCAGCGCCTTACCCAACTGGATGCTGGCGCTCTTTAGGTCGCCATCTAGCCGAGTGGCCAGATCCAAAGCCACAGCCTGAGTGCGTGCGAAGTTGTCGCCTGCAATATTGGTGAAGGTGAGCAGCTGGGCTGTGGCCCCCTTCAGAATCTCCTCATCTCCAAAGATGGTTTTGTTCTGCAGATCGCTGGCCATCTGCTGAAGCTGCTTAGACGTAAAGCCAACGGCGTTGCCTGTAGACTTTAGGCCAGCCTCTACCTGTGCAATGGCTTTGGCTTGCTCATCGAAGGCCCGCATGCTTTGGGCTGCCATGATCCCCAGCGGTGCAGTGAGCGCCATGGTCATGTTGCGCCCTGCCTGCTGCATGCTGGCTGTGATGTTACCAGTGGCGCTGCGCACATCCCTACGCATCTTGCCCAGGGCTTTGTTCAAGCCTTGGGTGTTGGCTCCTATGTTTAGGGTTAAATCACGTTGTGCCATTCTTAAAGTATTTCTGCAGTGCTTGCAGCTGCATCTTATTGCCCTCTTCTTTGCTTACCTCCTTGCCAGCTTTCTGCTCCCAGGGGAAGGTGCACAAATCGCTGGGCTTGATACCCTTCTTGCTGTGTGGCTGCAGCAGTAGGCTGGCCAGCCACCTGGTTTGCGTCCATTGCTGCTGGTAGGCCCTCTCCTCAGCTTCAGCCGCTCCCTTCATGGCTGCCATTAGCTGCTGCAGTGTCAGCTCATAAAAAACAGAAGGGCTGTAACGTAACACGCCCAGCCCTATCTGCATCATATCTTCAAAGGTTAGCGGCTTATGGCTTCCCTTTTTTTTTCCCTTCAGCCTCTGCGCTGTCATCTCCACCCATCAAGCTATTCAGCACAGTAGTGAGGTAGGTAACATCTTTAAGGTCGATCATGTCCAGCCAGGCCTTAGTGGTTAGCGTGAACTTCTCGCCCTCGGCTCGGGCTCCGTGCTTGGCGAAGTAGTACAGCATCTTGCTGGTATCTACCAAGCCCTCCAACTCATGCAGCTTGATGCCCTCCTTTTGTTGGGCCTCCTCAATTGCCAGCATGGTGGCCCGCAGTGGGAACTGCTCCCCGCCTAGGGTCATGATCATGACGTCAAGTCGCTGTCTACATTCAGCTCAAAGCTGCCGCTCACGGTTACATTCTCCTCTGTAGCTCCTGAAAAAGACAGCTCAGTAAGTACGCCGTCTGCAGTAATCTGGAAGCCTGTAGGCCCAACGACAAAGGCAGCGGCTGTGCGTGCGCTGGCTGCTGTCATGGTGGCTGCAATCGCTTGCCAGTCTGTGTAATCGTCGCCATCCAGCAATGCGCTAAAGGATCCGCTGCAGCTGGTGACGCCTGGCAGAACCTTGCGCAGGCCGTTGCTGTCTTTGGTGACTACCTCGCGCGTGCTTTGGCTGAAGCTGAAGCTAACTTCTGTCTCCTCAGCTACTGCTGTGGTTGCAATGGTGCTGATCTTAAATGATGTGCCGTTAAGTACTGCCATGTCTTTACTTTTTTCTCTTTCCTGAGATGGTCTGAATGATCACGCGCAAGTAGCCCACGATCTGATCATCTTTCTTGCTAGGTGTCAGAGACACGATAGCATCGGCGGCTGCCAGCAAAGCCAGAAGCACAAAAGCCCAGTTGTCTGTAATCAATTCCATCTGTCTGCAAGATAGGCAATTAGGCGATGCGCTCCACCTCTAAAACGCCACTTTTGCAAAGTACTGATCCGCTATGCGTACTTGCATCGTAGATCATAACAGACACCCTTTGGCCAGCTGTTAAATAGATGACTGCACTCAGCTGCCCAGGCTGATCTGTCACGCCGTGCTGCCCCTTGATAGACGCCCCACCCTCTGGCCCTTGCTTGCTGGTCTCTACCAGAAAGTAGAAGCGAAAGCTGTGGTGGATAGTGTCGGCTGTCATGTTCAGGGTGCAGGTGAACCTGTGCCATCCGTCTACGCTGCTCACGATCAAGCCCCCGCTGTTGGCTGTAATGTTGGTGCCTGTAGTCTGCCCCTGCTCATTGAATGGCAGGCTGGTAGGTGTCTGGCTGGTAAAGTCTCTTTCTTGGGCTCCACCTTCCAGATAGGTTGCGCTCGGCGTGAAGCTTGAGTATTCCCACACAGGGACGTAATTGGCAATGCCCGCACCCGCGCCACCGCTTTGGTCAATAGTCAAAGTGCCAGCCGGGAACTTGAGCGAAGTGCAGTACGCCTGGGGCGTGCCGTCTGTCTCTTGGATCTGTAAGCTGGATGCATTCAGAGGCAGCAGGGTAGCAGCTGGCGCACTGCCTACGCGCAACACCCGCACGCTGTAAGACTGCTCCACATAGTAGCACTCCTGGGCTGAGTCGTAGGCTATCTCTCCCGTCTCAAACTGGATGCTCTGAACCTCCACCCCGCCAAAGGTGCCAGCGTTGCGATCCAGTGCCGCCCTGCACTCTGCGCTCACCGTCATGCATTGGCCATAGTTCTGGCTCATGGTGTACACCTCTAGGGTGCTGTCGTCCATGGTGCTAGTGCTGTCCTTCTGGTTTGTGGGCTGGATGTTCTGAATGCTGTACACCACAAAAGGAAAATCCGTATTTGGTGGCGCTACCTCTGGGTGTACAGTGGCTCCACCGCTGAGGCTTGCGCCTGTGAGGATTGAATAAATCGCTTTGCCTGTTTCCATCTTACCAATGCTTTTGGATAAATCTTGTGTGCCCCTTCTTTAGTATTGGCAGGATGGCCTTGCGTGCCCTTGCCATCCCCTTCTCTGCGAAGCCTCTGTTTTTGCCCGGCCCAAACCTTTCGCGCCCCTGTTCTACAATATCACTGAACCAGGCATCTGTTCTGTTCGTCTGCCTAAAGGCTCCACGCTTGAAGGTTGCCGTGCTCTTTGGCCCCAGCCATACGTTGCTGCCATCTCTCGGCTTGATCACTTTAATGCTGCGCTTTAGGGTGCCCGGCATGATGTCCTGAGCTGGTCCCTTCTTGCCGCCCTGGTAACGCGCTGAGCTCGGGCCCTTTCTGCGCACCCTTACCTTGCCGCCTACCTGCACCGCGCTCTTGTATGCGTCCACCCCAGCTTTGGCTGCCTTTACATTCAGCTCCCGCACCTTTGCAACCTTGCTGCCATACAGCCGGCTCAGCTTCTCGGTGTCCCGCATAAGCTCCTCAAGCTCTGCCCACTCAGCTTTGAATTCCATCACCCAATTCTGTGCAGTAGATACGCAGGCCATCCTTTCGGCCTATCTCATCGAAGCCGTAAATCTCAAACTGCTTGCCGTCCCAGTGCACCCTATCCGTGTGCAGGATCATCTCACTGCTACCAGCACTGGCTTGGTCTGGGTGATCCACGATAAACACAGTGCGGGCCTGTGGAAATACCTGGAAGGCTGCCACATTCTCAGACGTGGCACCGCTGCCCCTGGGCAACATCTCAGCCCATAGATTCTTGAACTCGGCCCAGGTGTTGGCGCTGGTGGAACCGTAGGCGTCCAGCGTGGCAGCCTGGCGCACGATTGTAATGTATCTATCTCTCCGGCCTGCCTGCTTCATGGCTGTAAGATGTTTCGGTACTGGCTCAGCAAAGCCTCAATGCCCATCTTAATCTGTGTGCTGATCGTGCCGGTAATCACCTGCTGCCTGTTCTCATAGAAGTGTGCAGCCAGTAGCCGCACAGCATGCACCATGGGCTCGGGCACTGTGGCATGGCCATAGGTAAAGGCAATGTGCACAGGGTAGTGGCTGTAATCGTAGACGCTAGGAGAATCTACAAACGCAATCACTGCAGGCTGCGCTGCAAAGTCTGTGTAGTAGTTGCCCGTTGCCATGGTGGTGAGATCCTCGGCTGCTTGGCTGCTGGTCGTCTGGTATTTCACTGAGCTAATGGCTGTAACCGGGCCCACAGCAAAGCTGCAGCGGTGGAAGCCCCGCAGGTAGCCCGTGGCTGTAGTGGTGTGCAGCTTGCTGTTGGTGTAGCCCTCTACCCACATACATGCAGCATCACGCAGGCTGCCGATCAAAGCATCTTCTACGCTGTGAGTTACCCGAAGGTGTTGCTTTAAGTCTGCGGTGCTGAGCACGCTGCTGTAGTCTGGGGCGCTGCTGGTTATCTCTATTCTCATCTTTCTCTAAATGAAGAAAGGCCGAGGCGTTAGCCCCAGCCTTTCTCAACAAACTGCTGGCCCCTTTGTAAGGCCTGAAGTATTATGCGTCGTTGCCAGTGTAGCAAGCAACGGCTGCGGCTTGGCGGATACCAAAGTCGAAGAAACGATTCACATGCAGTGTTACCTGGCCATTCGTGGCGTTGGCTCCGTACACATCAGCAAGCAAATCCAAGCCACCGAAATAAGCGAGGATGCCAGCTTGTCCGAAGTTTCCGTAGGCGAAGGGCTTAGCTGAAGCCTTAGCCAGGTACGGGGTGACTGTGTAGTCGTACTGCGGAAGCAATGAGCTCACAGCGTCAACGCCTGCCAATCCGCGAAGGACTTTGTGTGCGTCTGTGCCGGATACCAAACGGGCTCCATTGATGTCTGCTCCAGCTGCCACAATAGCGGCCTCCAAAGCGTAGATGTCATCTGCGGTGATGGTGCCTGAAGTGATAGCTCCAGTAGTGCAACCTGCAAGGACTGCATCGAAGCAGTAATCATCAATGAAGGCAGCCATAGCTGAACCCAAATCGCCTGCGATCACGCGCTCTACGTCTGCACCTCCCTGCTCAATGAGCAAACGGCTGTAGACTGTCTTGGCAGCTGCACGCTTTGGGGTCAGCGTCAAGCTGTCCATGTCCATGCCAGAGTCGCCTGCTGCGCCTACCTCGGCGTCAAAGGTGGTGTCTGGGTCTGTGCTGGCTGCAGTCAAAGCCACAGACGCTGGGGTGCTGATCCGTGGAAACTGGATGTTGCCAGTAGCTCCGGTGATCACTGTAGTTCCTACCTGCTCAATCACTGCCGGTGCACGCAAAGCCTGAATAGCTCCGGGCACGTTGGTTGGCACAAAGCCATCGCCTGCGCCCTGGCCCTGTGCAAGGAAGTTGTCGGCTCCAGCGGCTGCCCGCTCAAGGGCGATGCTGGGAATACCGATGTTTGAGCTCACAGACAAGCCCATAGCTGCCTGCTCTGCTTTGCGCTCTTGCATCCACTCTGCTTCTGCTCCGCTGTGAGCGCGTTGGCTCATGGCGTTGTTGATGGCACGCGTCAAGCTGAAGCGAGCGTTTACGCTGTTCACTTCAGACTGCTGGCTAGTGCTGGGGGCTGTGGCGTAGGCCATAGCTTTTGCCTGCATCTCGCCCTGGCGCTTCAGCTCAATCTGCTTGTCGAGCTTCTCAATTTCTTTGTGCAGCGAACGTGCCAAAGTCATCTCATCCTGTGAGGGCTCTGTGCCTGCTGCGTCAATCTTGCCGAGCAGCTCAGTGTGGCGCTCATGCTTCTGCTCGCGCAAGGCTTGCAGGTCGTTCATTGTGTAGTTCTGCATCTTTCTCTCGTTGCTCTGCAAGATAGGGCTTTCTTCCGTAACTGCCACAGCTTCAGGCGTTTCCTTCTTCTCGCTGGGTTTCTTTCGTGCTTCTGCTGAGGTCTGAGGGTAGGCGCCAAAAGTCGTTACGCTCACATCAAACAATTTGCCTACGCTTCTGATCGTCCGCAAGTCGTCGGCCCAGTCTTCATCTGCAATCGTAAAAGCAAAGCTGCTTTCGTTCAGATCGCCACGCTTGACCATAGCGTACAGATCGCGCCCGCTCTGGGTATCTAGCAGCTCGGCCCTGTAGTGCAGGCCGTGATCGTCCTCTGTGAGCTTTAGGCTGCCGTTACCGCTGCGGGCAAAGGGCACGCCGTCATGGTTCAGCAGGAAGCGCACGTCTTGATCTAGGCTATCCTTGAAAGCCCCAGGTGCTACTTGCTCTCTGAAGTCTCCAATGCTGGTTTCGCTGTTAAAGACTGCGGCGTAACCCTCAAGCACCATGGGCTTGTCTGAAGCCCGCAGCTCAGCTGTGCGCTTTTCTATTTGCTTATCTGAATCCATTGTCTATCTTTGTTTCACACAGGGGCGCAATTGGTTTGTTTCAATTGGTCAAAGGGGGGCGGCTTCGGTCGCTCCTTCTTTTTGTGCCAACTTTTCGCTGTAGGCTTGCAAGTGATCCAGCGAAAGCTGGTTTACCTGGCAGGTGAAAATCTCACCTTTGGCCCCAATGCCGTTGAGATCCTCGCGGCTTCTCACTTCGTTAATGTTCATCCAGCCATGCTGCAGGGCTTGCTGATAGTATGCGCTGCGGCTGGCGCTATCGGCGCGGCTCAGGCTGTCCATATCAAAGCGACAGTAGAGGCGCACGCGCTCACTACCCAGAAGTAGCTTGCGGTTAACCTCCTGCTCAATCCTGCGGGCCCAGGGCAGCAGGCAATGCTGCTTGAACTGCAAGTTCTGTGCTTCAATGTTGCTGTAGGTGGCTTGCCCAGCAATGCCTATAAGCGTGCCGGGTACGCTGAAGATGCGGGCGATCTCCTCGGCCCCTAGCTTTCGCGTCTCAATGTATTGTGCCTCATCTGGTGAGATGCTGACCCGCTGATACTTAAAGCCAAAAGGCAGCAGCTTAGTGCCAGCATGCACCTGGCTATTGTTCCAGCTGCTCTGCACTGTGCGCACCTGATCCTCACGCAGGCTTTGCTCACTGGTAAGAACGCCCGTCATCTGCCCCCCGTTGCTGAAGTAGTCGTTACCAAAGTTCAGGGCTGCCTGGCTTAGGCCAATGCTGCTGGCATGCATGCGAATGGGTGAACTGCGGAACAGATTGCAGACGGTGAAGATTTCGCGCTCGGCCAACATCTCCCCACCCTGGATCCGGTAGAAGGTGCCGGCTGCTGTCTGCTTGCGCTCCACCTGGCTGTGCTCTAATGGCAGCAGATACTCTGGGCGGCCATCGCCACCAAAGTAAATGCGGGCATAACCTACGCCATACATGCAGGCCTGGGAGATAATGCCTTCCCAGAATTCCATGCTGGTAAGATCGGGCGCGGGTTCAGTCTGCAGAAGCTGGTGGACCTTGTGGCCCGCTGCAATCTCCTTGCCTGCGCTGTCCTTTTTGTAAATGTTCAGCTCCATGCTGGCCAGGCTGCTGCTGATCTTCTGCACACAGGCATAGACTGCAGCCACGCCCATTGCGCTCTGTGGTGTAACAGGTACCGCCGTGCGTGCACTTGGCAAGATCCCGGCATTCATTGCCACATCCTCGGGGCTGTAGTAGCCCACTCTCATTCTTAGGTTCTTTACCCATTTCTGCAGCCTGTTCGCCATAGGCTAAAGATAAGGAAATCAAGCTTATAAGCTCCAAACTTCAAGCAATGGCTCTGGCTCGCTATTGTTGTAGTAGCAGCCCAGGGCCATAATGCTGGCCACCCATCCATCTACCTTCTGCCCTTCTTGGTTTTTCTTCTTGCTCACCTTGATGTTGTCGGCGTCGTCCCGCTGCAGTTGCACACAGCCTACCTGCCAACGCAGCACAGGGTGGCCAGCGTGCAGCACATGGCCTTTACATATCAGGCTCTCCATCTGTTTGGTTGGGTAGCTCATAGATGCATAGCCCTGGCCAAATTGCTGGCAGTCTATGCCGTAGGTGATCAGGTCGGGAACAAGCATCTCGCTGTAGTATCTATCAAAAGCCAGGGCGGTGATTTTGTATTGATCATGAATGCGCTCTATATAGCCCTCCACAGCCCGTAAGTCTGTTACGTTGCCCTCTGTGATCTGCATTAAGCCCATCCGCTGCCAGGTGATGTGATCCACGCCCATGCGCTTCTGCCTGCCAGTAGCTGCCACCTCATTGATAAAGTGCATGCA